ATGAGCCTACAATCCAACAAGCGAAACCAGACGAAATCTTCTTCTGCACGCAGGAAAGACATCTACAAAAAATCAAAATACTATCAGGAAAAAAGGCAAAAATTGCTGATTGCAACAGGTATCGGTATCTTTGTTCTGGTTTTTATACTTATTCTGGCAGGTATCCGCGGATGCAGCAACTATATGAGCTCCAGACAGGCAGCAGCCAAAAAAACTGTTTCCATGAACGCTTCTAAGGACAACAGCCAGAAAGCATCCTCAGATTCTCAGAACACGGATTCCTCCAATGCTACAGTATCTTCTCCTGTTTCTCTGACACTCAGTATTGTCGGTGACTGCACTCTTGGCACAGATGAAACTTTTGATTATGATACCAGCTTAAATGCTTATTATGAAAATTACGGTGCAGATTATTTCCTGCAGAATGTAAAAGATATTTTCTCCACAGATGATCTGACTATTGCGAATTTTGAAGGAACACTCACCGATTCTGATGAACGGGAGGACAAAACATTTGCGTTTAAAGCACCCGCATCCTATGCCTCTATTCTGACAGGCGGATCTAAAAAAGCCGTAAATACCGCTAACAATCACAGTCATGATTACGGTGATCAGAGTTTCGATGATACTCTGGCAGCACTGGATGATGCAGGAATCGTTCATTTCGGATATGATGAAACTGCTGTTATGGATGTAAAGGGAATCAAAGTGGGATTAGTCGGTATCTATGAACTGTACGACCATCTTGAACGCGAGCAGCAGTTAAAAGACAATATTGCAAAAGTAAAGGCAGACGGGGCACAGCTGATCGTAGTAATCTTCCACTGGGGTAATGAAACGGAAACCGTTCCGGACAGCAACCAGACAACACTTGGACGCATCGCGATCGATGAAGGCGCTGATCTTGTATGCGGACATCATCCGCATGTACTTCAGGGCATTGAAACTTATAAAGGCAGGAATATTGTATACAGCCTCGGAAACTTCTGCTTCGGCGGCAACAGTTCTCCAAGTGATATGGATACCATGATCTACCAGCAGACCTTTACTATTGATGCCGATGGGGTAAAAAAAGACAACGTGACCAATATCATTCCCTGCTCCATTTCTTCTGCTGCCTATGATGGATATAATAATTATCAGCCAACTCCGGCAGAAGGTGATGAGGCAACAAGAATCCTTGGAAAAATCAATGAGCGGAGTTCCTGGATTTCTACTGCTGAAGGCAGTACTTTTACTGCAAAATATAACAGTAATAATGACTCCCAGAGCAGTTCTGCAGATACAGCTGCTTCAGATAGCGATATCGTTGATATGAACAGTTCAGCTTCAGATGACACAGACGCAGAGACATACGACGAATCCTATGATACCGATAATTCGGACGCCGAATAAATAGAGCCTTCATTCATCCAAAATCACATCAATACTTCAAAAGAGCTGAAAAATCCAGTTAAGGACTTCTCAGCTCTTTTTTATATTTTTACTATGCTTTTATCAGGCAGATAAAAGCATCCTCTTCGCTACTTGCTCATAACCAGATAATTGATTGATATAATTATTTGGGTGACATTATATGATAATCATAGCATCCCGCATGTTAATGGCAGGTAACCAGAATCTAACATTTGTTAAATATATATAAGGAAGCATTTAATCTTCCTTATATTCTATAACATCCTCTATCTTGCAATGAAGAGCTTTGCAGATCCTGTCGATCTGTTTTAAGTTGACTGGCTCGTTTTTCCCCATACTGGCAATGGTTCCGAAGCTTAAACCAGTCATATTTTTTAAATCCCCCTTATTCATGCCCTTATTGATAAGGGTATGCCAGAGGGGAGTATATGAAATCATCTATTTTCCTCCCAGTTTAAAATTTTCAAAGCCGGGATACGGTTCGAACGTCTCTGCGTACTGAGTTTCGTCTTCTTCCGTCCACTCAGGTTCATCATCTTCCTCGTCCTCATAGACGCAACCTGGGGCATCCTCATAGATTCCGTCTTCATATTCAGTTACCCACTCGCCATCCACGAAACAATCGCATCCGGTTGCATGGATGAATCCAACTCCGTCCTCGAAGCGATCGAGAGGCATGTTTTTAAGTTGCATTCTTCTTGTAGCTTTACCAGCTACAGATTCCGTTTTATTCATAGTGTTTCCTCCTCTGATTTGTCTGTTTTTATCTGTCTTTATTATATAGTCTTGTTTAATGTATGTCAAGCTTTTGTTTCATTATATTGAATTTTTTCTCTATAATTTTAGAAATTTTCTCTAGTAAACTATTGACATGTACGGTACATATGGTAATATACAAACATAAACAGCAGAACAAACATTCGCATAGACGGTGCGAGGTTTGAAAGATAATAGGAGGAAAATGATATGTCAGAACTTTTAAAGAAACAGAAATTTGGAGTCGAGGTAGAATTTACAGGAATAACAAGAACCATGGCCGCTGAGGCTGTTGCAGAAATCCTCGGAAGTCATGCTACCGGACCTGATCGCACTTGCTATCGTACTTATACGATTCGAGATAGCAACAGAAGAATTTGGAAAGTAATGAGAGATTCAAGTATTTGTCCAGCTAGAAAAGCGGGACGTGAATTGATGGATGAATATAGAGTTGAATTTGTAACACCGCCACTTAATTATGAAGATATTGAAACGCTTCAGTCAATAATCCGTAAATTTAAAGAACTCGGCGGAGTACCTCACAGCAGTTGCGGAATACATATTCATGTTGACGGCGCCAATCATACCGCCACTTCTCTCAGAAGACTGGTAAATTTCTTTTTCAGCAGACAGGAGATTATCTACGATGCTCTTGCAGTAGGAAGTAGAAAAGACAGATGGTGCAAGCCGGTATGTAAGGATTTACTGGATACAATGAAAAAAGAAAAGGATCTTGATGCAAGAAAAGTTGAAGAAATCTGGTACAGCAGTGCGAACGATCAGTATCATGGTGGTATTGATCATAGTCATTATAATTCAACAAGATACCACGCCCTGAATCTTCACAGCTTCTTCCAGAAAGGCACAGTCGAATTCAGACTTTTTAACAGCACTCTTCATGCTGGAAAAATTAAAGCATACATCCAGTTTGTCCTTGCTCTTTCAGCATGGTCCATCGAATCTGATGACAAAGTCGTATTTAGATCCATGAACGGATACACTGCAGAGAAAAAAGTCACACTGATGTATAATATTTTAACAAATCGCCTTGGTCTTTACGGAGATGAATTCAAGACCTGCAGGTTACACATGATGAAACAGCTCAGAAAAAATGCAGAAGCTTCCCATGCAGCTTAATACATTGCAGTATAAAGAGAGGGTTTTCGCCCTCTCTTTAGTTGTAGATTGTTGCAGCAATCTACTTGTCGTTAGATTTCTGTGTCCCCTGGCGAGTATGGGTGATGGAAGATTCCTTGTTTGGTACCCTAATTATCAATTCGTCCAGCTCACAATCAAGTGCTTCGCAAATTAAATCAAGGTGCTCAAGGCTAACCCTTTCCGTGAGCTCGTGGTACAACTCATTGATAGTGTTCGGTCGAATCCCTGTCGCCCGTGCCAGATCTGCCTGAGTAAGTCTTAGCTCCCCAAGCTTTTTCGACAGTAAAATTTTTATCATGCCATTGCTCCTTCCGTTATAAATTACCACTTTATGGTAATACATGACGGAATTTGTTAGATTATATCGTTTTTAGCTATATCCTATCGAATTTGTGTAAGAAATCTAACATGCGAAGCTTATATAGGTTACCATAACAGTTGTGTAAAATATAGCGGTAATATATGGAAGGAATTATCATTGACTACACCACGCATTGTGTGGTATTATTTCATTATGAAGGAGGTAACAATTATGAACATTACAGAAATGAGAAATTACATAGGAGTCTCTAGGGCAGAATTTTCTAGGCGATACAACATTCCGCTCCGTACACTTGAATCGTGGGAAGCAGGAGTTCGAATTCCACCGGAATATGTCCTGGATTTATTGGAAGAATCCGTCAGGCGAACAGATATCATAGAAGTAACATTTGTATATGATACACTATTACAAAACGATAAGATTTATCCATGGTCCAAAGATGACGATCAATATGGATCCGATCAAGTAGCGTATAAAACTGTACTAAACATAGTTGATAGATTCCGAGAAAGGTATCCTAATTGTGAATGGGAAGACGAAGATATAGATTACATCGATGCAATAGAAGGCTTTGCTACAAATCTCTTAATGGCAACATTGGGAAAAGGAGCGGCGAATGAGTAGAGGAAGCGGTACTGGCTATATCCCAGATAAAAGTAATTTAATGTCAAGCACTTTGGCGATGTTAGAATTTTTCAAAGACGGAGAAAAATCTTTTTCTCAATTTTTATTATTTTTAAAGTCAAATTATAACATAGAAACTGAAAACACTACCAGAATGACTTTGACTACGCTGTGTAAATGGAGATTATTACACGAGGTAGATTTCAAAATTTATAAGCTCACAGATATAGGTGTTAATCTGATAAATACACAGTCCGAAATTACATTAGGCAGGCAAATACATATAAGTACACTCTACTTCGGAGAGATCTTGCAGGAGCTGGAAGCAGAAGTAAAGACTGGATCGGCACTAAGACAAGCAGCTAATAATAAGTATGGTATGTCATTCAGAGTAAGCAGTGACTTATCGTGCCGTACACAATATTTGGCTGGGTTAGGATTTGTCGAGAGAAGTTCAAAAAAATATAGGATAACTTCGCAGGGGAGAGATTTCTTGCAATTATTAAGATCAGAGAAATTGATTTCTGAGAATAACAATAACGTAGAATCAAACAGATATATTCGCCTTAAATTGACCGATGATTTTGCAAAGAAATGCGAGCAACAAAAAATAGCGCCAGAGTTTGTTCTGCATAAACTTATGGCATATTATGTAAATATTGAAACCGATTTTCTTATCCACTAACATTAATTTATTTGCATTTCTTCTTGACGTACCACCAAATTGGTGGTATTATATAATCATCAAAGGAACGGAGGAAACAGAAATGAAGAAATACAACTTATCAAAAATCATGAAAAGAGCATGGGAACTGGTTAAGAAATCTGCAATGACAATTTCCTCCGGTCTTAAGAAAGCATGGGAGGAAGCAAAAACAATGGCAAATTATGTATTAGAAGTTTTTGACAATCAGAAAGGGTATAAAATCCCTTGGAAAGAGCTTGAGAAAATGCTTGATACAGTTTACCCCGATGGCGATCAGGGTAACGGATGGTATCAGAAATGGAATTGCAACAACTGGGCAAAAGCGGGCAAGGATAGAACCTATATCTCTTTGAGAGAATATAGGAATTCTAAACTGAGAGCTGAACATGCTCTTGGTTACTATGACAACATTAATGGCACATATGTTATTACAGACCGATACAAAAAAGTAACAGATATCATTGAAAAATTTCAGAATAGATAGGAGATTGATTATGGAAAATATGCATTTAGAACCTATAACAAAAGAAATTTTGGAGATGCTTGCCAAATATACATTTACTCCAGAAAGAAATTTCGGAATTTATGATAACATCTCTATCTCTGGAGATGGAGAATACATTGAATTTTACGGAGAAACTGTCAACAAAGAACCAGTTTATGATAAACATGGTGAATTAATGGATTATAATTACAGTGTAAAATCTATGGCACGAAGATATCGTCGTGATAAATTCAGCGGCGAATATTTCGAATATTAGGAGAATTTATGACTATATCAGAAATGCGTGAACGACTAAAAGTATCTCGGGCAGAATTCTCAAGGAGGTACAACATACCGATTAGAACGCTCGAAAACTGGGAAGCTGGAAAAAGCAAATGTCCGGATTATGTGAGACAGCTGTTAGAGCGAGCTGTCTTAGAAGATTCAAATAAGTAATATTAAAAGGAACTCTGTAACATAGAGTTCCTTTTAATGTGATATAATGTGATATATTTTAGTGTGTTTTTAGAAAGCACTGTCTGTTTTAAATCAATTTCTTGAAATATCCGGCCGGAACAAATTCTCTCACGAATCCTTCTGTTGGATGTGGAATCCGGATAAAATACCACTTTTTACCATTTACGGTTTCGGTGTATTTCATCACATCTACAACCGCATTCTTTTTAATCACCGGGAACATTTTCGCCTGAGTCTTGCCGGCTGCACTGTAGCATTTGCAATCCTTTGTGAATCTGGCCACATAAGCTACTGTGTTCTGTTTCTTCTCTGCATCAGATGTGACAGTCTGATCTCCGGCATAGCGTAAGATACAATTCCACGGGTAATTTCTATAGCTACGGATCAGAAACTCTTTTCCAGTCTGATCTCCCGGCTGTCCGCCATGTGCGGTACCTTTCTCATTGATGGATGCTTCTACCTCTTTGCCAGCTCCACAGTACATTGCAACATGGTGAGCTTCGTTCAACAGCACGTCACCACGCTTTAACCCTGTTCCGGTTCCTCTGTTGACAGAAGCAGTGATATCTTTGAATCCGTTCTTCAGAAACACATTTTTCATATCTCCAGTGTATGTAGCACCACCAGACTTAACCGGAACTCCGGCATTCTGCCATGCCTGGATCACAGCCGAGGAACAGTCGTAATCTCCCTTTTCTCCCCAGCGGTAGTCCTGATCGTAACCATGGGAATCATCTTTCGCCCATGTCTCCATCTGTCTTATTGCTTTTTCTGTCTTAGTCATTGCAATACCTTCTTTCTCTGTGCTATCAGCATATGTATGAATCATGTTTATGACAGCTTTCTGCCTGTCTGTGTAATCCCCTACCTGGTTTGGCGTCGGGTCTGCCGGATCCCGGCACAGTGTTACATAAATCTTATCTGCAGTATATGGTTCCGGAGTTTTAGACAAGATTCTTTTCAATGCATCAAAGCCACCCTGATGTAGGATATTGATACATTCCATCATGGCAGAATCTTCCATGATTCCATATGCTTTTTCAATGATTGGAATATATGTTTGTATCTGGTCTTCCATGTACTGATCCTGGCATTCCTTCCCCAAGTCAGTGCTGATAATGTCTACGATACATTTTCCTTTCGCAGATTCTGCTGTTACGGCGTATGTATCCCAGCTCTTCATCAGCAGGTCTTTTTCCATGCCTGCATTATCCATGTCTTTGAATAGCTTCGGGTTTGCTCTCTGAATCCGGTATAACAGTTCTTTTGCTTCTCCTGCGTACCACTGGCCCGCACCGATCGTAATAGCTTTTTCATTGCTACAGTTCGCTCCGACCCCGGCAAAGCAGGAATAATCCTGCTTACCATATACCTGATCTCCGGATTCCACTGCGTACAGTATTTTTCTCAACACAGTTATATTTTGCTTATCCATAAGTCCACCTCGCAAAAAAGGAGCCTTAAAACAGGCTCCTAACTACTCATTTTTATTCGGGAGTTTAATTTGCCCAAGTGACTGAATGACCTTGTCGTATCCAACCATTGCAGACAGCCAGGACAAAAGTACTAACGCAATAAGATATACTGCCATTTTGCTATTAATCTGCGCCTCCATCAAAATAATGTACCCAACTCCAACAAGCAGAGATAAAGCTACAGCCACCCCTCCTGCAAGGAAATTTGCCTTGTAGGTTTTTTTTGACTCTTCAAGCAACTTCTTAATACCTTCAGTCACTAAGCCGGTAAAGATTGATACAATCATAAGTAACAGTAAAAAATATTCTAATGTCATAAATTTATCCTCCTCTTCTTATGCAAATACCCAGTCTTCAGCAAGCATATCTGCCTGTGACGCTAGCCATCCCATCTGTACACCAGAAGTTCCGACAAAAGCTACTGCCATGTTGCCGATTGCGTCATGTTCACAGTTCACGATATCTCCGGTAGGCGATTTATAAGAGATTCCGCTTGCAAGCTGAATGTACTGCTTCTTTCCATTCCATCCTTTTCTTGCTACTTTCATGCCTCTTTTCAGGTACTTAATTGCTTCTCCAAAAGAGAATGTTGCTTCTCCGCCAAGAATCGGGCAGTTCCGACTATCCGCATAAACCCACTCATCGGAAAGAATATTCTGAAGCGTATACTCCACATTCTGTGTTTCTCTTATATCCAGACAGTCACCGTCTTTTGTGTACATAAGGATTGTCTGGGATTCTTCATCCCACCACCAATAGCCAGCCCATGACGGGAGTTTTACTGGAATTCCTGATTTCATCTCTTCAAATGCTTCTTTAAATTTCATTTTCTCAATCCTCCTCATTTTCTGCCATATTGGCGTCGTTTTGTTCCTGTTTCTTCCTGTCCTCTTTTTCCCATTTCCGATCCTGCTGTTTGTCTTTGTTTGTCCGGATCCAGCCGCATATGCCACACTCTCCAATGGTTGCTGCCACAACTGCACAGGCATATGTTTCCGGCATGCTATCACACTGTCTGTACAGCAAAATCATCTGCCAGTTGAACCATATAAAAAAAGCGCCGACAAACATCAGCACTAGGTTCAATGTTCCGACTTTCTTTATCGCCGAAACTATCTTTTTTAATCTTTTTTTCATTTTACCTGCCGCCTCCAGTGTTTACAGAAAAGAATGTTCATCACTACATTTATCATAAATCTTCCTGATATTCGAAATCGAATGAACTGCTTTTCCATTTGGAAAGTGAGGATGATCGCTACAATAATTTTCATAAGTATCAATATCTTCAATAATCTGGTCAAAATGCTCCTCTGTATGTTTTACATCATGCTTAACCTCATCATTAAATCGAATAATTCTGTAACGTGCATTCTTAGCGTTTCCCTCCTCGATTTTGTCCATGACTTCTTTGTTCAGTACGCGACCAATTGATCGTCCCAATACTGTCCAAGGATTTACCTTAATTGGCGCTACCTGTACTAATGTAAGAACAACAAAAAGGATTCCCCCACCAGCTTCCAAAATCTCTTTTAACGTCATTCCAATACCTCCGTATTTAATTTCCAAAGCTTCTATATTGCTCTTACGGCGGGCTTCTTTGGCTATACATAGTTTTACCTCCATTAAAAAAAGAGCCTGCTCAGGCCCTTTTCATGCCATCAATTCTTCATCATCTGCGTCGGCATACTTTCTACAATGAAATTCCAATGTATCCATATCCCGTTCAATCTCATCAAGGGTTCTTTCACTCGCCCCCTTATTAAGTAGCAGAAGATCATAAATCAATGACCATTGTTTACTTATTATCTGTAGTTTCGTCATTCTTCCTTTGCCAGTTCTCCCATTCCGGAATCTTCCAGGATTTCTTTTACCTTTGCTTTCAGAAGTCTCGGTACCTCTGCATAAGTTTTCTTTCCAAGCATAATCTGCTGTGCCCATAACATTGCAATCATTTCTTTTCCTCCATCATTCTGTAATAATATAATAAAGTTACTTAATAGTTTCATCATTACTGATATACCAGTTCTGACATCTCAAGAACGCAACTTGTAAGCATTTCGTTCGAAGCCTGCAGTTCCTCTAATTTCTCTTCTAAGCTTTTTTCGCTTTCTGGAACATAGGACATATACTTTGTAGGAGATACTCTCACTGCTTCTTCATTAATTTTGTCAATAGATTCTCTGAACTGATGATAGTCATATTCATACATCATCTGCTCTGCCGAGCCTTCCATCTGTCCCTGTTCAATCGTCACTTTCTGCTCATTCAAGCACAGCGTAACATCCACCATGCCATTATTAACAGGCTGCCAGCGCACTTCTGGCTGACGTTCCATATATTTCGCTTTTTGCATGCTTGCTGATCCTCCTTTTTGCAGCTGCGCAAACAGCATCAATGTTATATTTATCTTTGACGTATTTGGAATCGGTATGTTTAAACCATCCATAGTAACTGGTACATTTATAAGCAATCTCCAGAGGGATTTCAACTCTATTCTTCATGCAGTACCAAGCTACTGAATAAGCTCTCCTTGCCCGCAGAAAGATCTTGCTTCTGATTTCTGTGTGGTCCCTGTAAATCACATAACCCATCATATCTATCGGTTTTCCGCGCCTTTCTGCCTTATCTTTTTCTCTGTAATTCTCATATTTATTTCCGGTTTTAATGCGATAATCAATCGGGAATAGGTCTGCATCCGGTTTTATTGTGAGTCCGTACTCTTTCAACAGGTACTTTTCTAACGCCCGAGCCGCCCTCTTAACATCAGCTTCCCGGGCTCCTATGAGCAGGATGTCGTCCATATAGAATATACAGAAAAATACAAGTCTCTTGCTTTCAGTCGTACCATCTCGGTGCTTTCTGGTCTTATGTAGGCTAAGTACATACACATAGGCTTTAGACAGGTAATAATTGCACAGAAACTGTGATAAACCGGAGCCGATATTAAGTCCCTGTTTGTATGTCCCTATCAGAAAGAACACAAGATACAGAAGGACTTCGTTCTTCACATCGTGTTCCAACATACGTTTCAATTTACGGGTATCAACCGATGGATAGCATTTCCTTACATCGCCCTTCCAGGCATACCGAGATTGAGCATATTTCTTTCTGATCTGATGCTCTATTGCTCTTTTGCCTCCGAGTTGTCCTTTTCCTTTGATACTTGCATATTGATGATAGCCCAGTTTTCTTCTCCAGAGTTCATCCAGTCCTTCGCTGGCTATTTCGTCGAGAATAAGCTGTTTTACACTCTCCACTCCGATTTCTCGAAACTTTCCGTTTATTCCATCTCGCCGCCAACCATACTGAATAGGTTCTACTTTCAACTCTCTGTTCTGGATTTCATATCTGAGACTTTCTGCTACTGTACGGATCAGACCGGATACCATGAGATCTCTTTCGTCTGTGTCCCGAAGCAATCGTTTCATAGCCTGCAAACTCATTGAACTTGTGCGACCATGCAGATACTTTGCCACATCTGGCCGTTTCCATTTTTCGTCAAGTGCTTCATAAATTGGATCTTCAATAAAATCATCTGCTAAAATATTTACATTCTTGCAGCATTTCTTCATAAAGGCATTTTCCTTTCTGTGTGATTCAGGGACTTTCGGTTGTCTACTAGTCCCGGCTGGCAGCGCACCTGCCAGTCTCCCCTTCCCACTCTGCAGATGTCAATCTACTTCATGAGAAAGGAATGGCCTTTTATCACGTATTTCGGGTATTCCCAAGTATAGGCTTCTTCAGCCGGCTTATGAGGTCGAGTATCAAATTTTTTATACACAGAAATTGTCGCGAGGATGTTCCACCAGGCATTCGTCAGGCCATTGTTGCCATTCACGTACGACGGGCCAGCGATGCCGCCGTTGTTCAGATTGCCGCGCCGGAGGAGCTCCCGGACCCCATAAGTCCTTATATTATATTTTTTGTTACTTTAAACCGTCTGTATTTTCATACGGTTAAATTCATCATTTTAAAATCATTTGTAGCCATTGGAGGGGACACCCCCTCTGTCAGGCTGTCGCCTGCCATTCACCCCGTACGGCGTTAGGAGAAAGGGTCGCGAGGATGTACCACCCGGCATTCGTCAGGCCAAAGTTGCCATTCACGCACGACGGGCCAGCGATGCCGCCGTTGTACAGACCGCCGCGCCGGAGGAGCCCCCGGGCTGACTTTTGGCCAGCCGAAGGAGTACTTCCTGTATGCCATCCATCTGCCCAATAAGCTTTATCGCCACCGCCATATGTCACTGGATACATAACTCCTTTACCAAAATCAACCATCTGCTCTTTGATGTATTTCCACGCATTGTCCGTTGCAGGAAAACTTCCAACTTTTACATACGAACTAATTATTGTATCTGTATTAGTTGTTAACAATCTGGCATCATCACATCTATAATATGTACAGCTTGTATTTCCATCAGAATCTGTCTCTATAATATGAACAGAGTTTCCAGATACCGAAAGGCCTCCCGGCATAATCTCAATGCCATTAATCTTGCAGATATTCTTTCCATCTGTATTGGATACTGGGCTTCCATCGTAACCCTGTACGGAATCAGTGGATCCCGTCTCCCAATGCATTGTACTTACCTTGTAACTTGTTTCCGTCGTAAAAGGTGCTGCAACATCAAGCACCAATGCACTATGTGTTTCATCCACAGCTTCAATCGCCGTGATTTTTACGCTATCAACGATATTATGCATATAAGCATAATATCGATCATAGTTCGTATTTGAACCTGGATTTCCAACACTGACAAATGAACCAACAACAAAATAATTCGCCTGATCTTTTGTGAGAATTACTCTCTTTGTATTCTCTTCAGCAACTGCAACATTATACTGATTACTGTAAGCTGTGCATCCTCTCATATAGGCCTGCAGATCTTTTGTTCCGTACTTAATCATTGTCAACGCCAGAACCCATGCAGCATCCACATCTGTTTCAAAGCAGTAGGCCGGACCCTGCTTTCGTGCATATGTAAAATTTGCATACGAAGGTTTGTTTCTGACGGGTTTTCCGTTGGTTACATATGGAACACCATCAATATCCACTGCTGCTCCTTTAGGATGGAGCATCCATCCCTGCACTGTATTGTCTGGACGAACACATTCTTTCATTGGAACATATCCTTCTTCTTTTCGAGGAAGCATGGACCAATGATGTAGCCAACCATTATCTTCTGCATTTCGCTCTTTTTTGTAATAAAGTCCCATGTTCATGATTCCACGATTGACTTTTCCTGTCGTCTTATATCCCGGCATTCCTTCAATTGCAGTAATTTTCTGGTTTCCATCATCATCGAGGATCCAGTTCACTTCAATCGGGCGGAATGCTTCGAGAGTTCCAATTTGGTCTTCTCCAGCTGTCGTATTTGTAGACGGTGTGCAGGTAAGCCCTGCAAGTCCATCAAGGCGGTTCACCGCACAGGACTGTGTAACATCCGGATCAAGTTCTTCTACCGTATAGATTTCTCTCGTACGGCGCATAGCATAGTAGCGCTCAATTGCACTCTCTAAAGTGCCACCAGCTGCATTAATAGCTGCCAGCTGCTCAGCTGCTACGCTTTTAATCCCCTGTGTCTGTGTTGCTGATTCAGCCTGTACATTTTTAATTTCAGATGCACCTGTATTATTGATCTCAGTTTTTCTCGCATCGATTGTGTCGTCTATAGCTTTCTGAGACGCATCTACCATAGATTTTTTTGTTGCAGTGATTTCATTTTTTATCTCATCTGCTTTTGCATCTACGGATTTGTTTATGGTTTCTATTGCGCTCGTTGTCTTTTCAGAAAACGTATTGTCCAGTCCAGCAATTTTATCATTTACATTTTTCTCAGATGTCGCAGCGGATGATGCAGCCTTTGCAGCCGCAGCTGCGTATCCGGCAACAACATCTTTTGCATTCTCTGCATCTCTGGCCGAAGCTGCTGCTGCTCCGGCTGAGTTCGAAGCCGCCTGTGCACTTATTTCTGAAGCCTTTGCACTTGTCTCCGCCTCAGATGCTTTTTCTTTTGCTGTCCTGGCCGCTTCTTTAGTTTCTGTCACTAAGTTTTTGAAATCTGGAGTTGCTTCTCCCGGTACTGAAGAGCAGAACCATCTGTCTGTACTTTCGCCAGGAGATGGGCGCACACCAATTGTCCCGTTTTCCAGGCATACATATGAGCCGCCCTCGTATGAAACCATATCTAAGAAGTTGTATGTTTTAGAGTCAGAGTAGCTTCCATCGGGGTTTGTCGTAACATTTCCCATGTTAGTCCACTGGCCACTTCCTGTTGTTTTATTTGCCATTAACCTCTATCCCTCCATTTGTATTCGAGCTTAGAGCCGTTAAGTCTAAACTCTATATCCGTTTCTTCTGGATTATTCCGCATAAAGAGGCAAGGAGGCTGAATGTGAAACTCGACAAAACACACATTTCCATCCTCGCCTTTCAGATCAGCTTCCTTGCCCTTTACATAATTGTCGATATCTCCCTTTGCATCTTCCACCTGCCCCGGAATACCCATTACGGCGCGCTCTGCCTGACGTGCGTAATATTTTGCGTTATCCGTCAGGCTTTCAGGAACCTCTGCCAAACATCTCGCTATCCCAGTACAGGGCGGCCAGATATGCGTTCGGCTCTCTCCGAATGACCCTCTCCATAAGATCTGGATAATACTCATTCATCTTCACAAGGCTTCTGGCTGTATCAACAGAAAAAAACTGCGATACCCGCATCTGACGTTTACTGGATCCTGACTGCCAGAGAAACAGATATATCTCCGGGATATCTACATAGTTCCTCAGTAAGAAAAGCCATACATCATTATCAGTCCAGTCGTAGATTGGAAATACCTGCTTCTTGGATGTCATTCTGTTTCCGGCTTTTGTCATAGACGCAATATTCTGAAGACGCTGCACGGATTCCGCTGTACGGATTCCGACCATCGTAATACCTGATACAGTAGTTCGTGGCAGGAAATCCTGATAAGCATCAATCCTCGGTCTTAACAGTTTATGACTCCTTATTGCAAAAGAAGGAGGCTGTCGTACCCACACATCCTGCTTTATTGAATCCCAGCAAATAAATGTCTCGTCATTCGACAGCTCGTTAAAGCAATTGTAATGTTTTACTTCTACACAATACCATTCAAATTTAGCTCCCATCATCATAAAGATTCTGCGCCATTTCTTTGTCATTTCTTCCATGCAAGGAAATATTGCTTCTTCATCTATGAATTGCACGGTAAGCTGTTTCATGTTAATCTCGCCACGGTTGGCTAGGTTTACCATTAACTGTGCCAAGCACAAGCTGTCCTTTCCCCCACTGAAAGAAAAGAACACTGGCAGACCATTTCCAAATACATTTTTTATTCGGATTTCCGCAGCCTTCACAACATCAATGTTTGATTCGCAGCGTTTTACAGCCATATTCTCTCACCGCATTTAGGGCAGACAACAAACCTTCTGGTCTCTGTGATCGCTGGTTCGGTTTCAGTGGCATTCTGCTCTTCTGCTGGCTGTTCGTTCTGCGGGTTCGGCTTTTCCGGGCTACTCTCTCCATTATCAGCTGATTGTGTATCCACTGCGGCTTTCTGTTCTCTCTTTTCATTTGCTTCTTTAATCTTCTGGATTTCGGAATCATCTAAAGTTCCATACTCAGAGAGTTTTTCGGTAACTTCATCCGCATCAGCGACCATCTGCTGTAAAATTTCTTCATCATATCCAGGGATATCCAGATCCCCCTGCAGTTCCTCAAGGAACTCATTCAGGGTTTCCAGATTGTCGATTCCAAGGGCATAGGTCTTATTATCAGCTATCATGAGTTTCTTTTTATCATTCTCAGAAAGCCCTGCTTTTACATATACAGTTGCTTCCTGATAGCCAAGACTCACCATAGCTTCATACAAACCGTTACCAATCAGAATGATATTGTTTTCATCAATGACCAGTGCTCGTGTCTGACCAAACTTTTCAAGTGATCTCTTCAGTTCCCTGATCTGCTGTTCTGAATGAATCCTGACATTTTTCTCAGGATGCTTCAGAACACTCAATTTTTTGATTGTTACTTTCATCTTACTTGTCCTCCATTTCTGAAGGGCAATGGCTTCCGGCTGCAACCGGCTATTTGATAGCTTTTAAAAATTCTCTGGCTCCATCGATATGCTGTGCCGCATTTTCAACTATGGTCTTATCAATGTCGTAAACTTCTTTCCATCCCTGCTGTTCTGTCTCCATGTACTGTCTGGCAGGCCATGGATGTGTACCGCATAAATATCCTTTCTCCCAGTCATATATGGGCGGGAGCTTTACATCATAATAGTGAATGTATGCAAGGATATCTTCGTGCCTCCACTCTGCAAGAGGGCTGTATCTGGTGATTCCGGCTGAATTAGTGTAGATATTATCTTTTCCAACATAATTGCCGTCTGCCTTTCTGCGTCCGAGCAGGAGTATTTCCAGCTGATGCTCTTTATAATATCGTGCCTGTCCCCTATGCTGTACGATATGGAACCACTGTGCTGCTTTGGTGCTTTTATCCGGGAACAACATATCCGGATGCTTTTTCAGCCATTCCATATCCTGTCCAGTATTAATAACCTCAAGGCCAGAGGGTTTATTCTGCTCTATCCATGCAATAAATGCCGGATATTCCAGATTGCATCTCACAAGGACGCTCTGATCGATGCCAGCTTTCTCGCATATCTCTCCAAGTACCAGGGAGTCTTTTCCCGCACTCCATGCATAGGCTGCCTTTTTTCCCTTGCATTTCTCTTTGATGTCTTTCACTGTCTTTTTCACAAGAGAGTCCAGTTCTTTCTTTGATACCGTCTCTTCAATGTGATCAAGTGCATTCTTCCAGTCTTCATTATTTCGAACGGATTGTTTTCTACCGAGCATAGCGTCTCTCCTTTCCGGAAGCGGCCAAGGCAATAATTCCGCTCAACAGGACTGTGAGCAAGCTTCCCAGTGTTTTATATGGTCCACTATTCAAAACGCTGCCGTAGGCAAATACAGGAAGCCCTACAGCCAGTGCAGCAACCACACCTGTGATAATCCCTTTTGCATTCAGTCTTACCCCTTTCAGTGTCATGACTGTTGGAAGTAATGTTGACGCCCTCAGTGTGCCATAGAACAAAAACAGATGTGTCACTGTAATTCCCGGGATATTTGCAATCAGAATGCCAGCGATCAGAAGCACTGCCATTGCAGCTCTGGTCTTCCTGATGTCTTTTCCTCCTGCAATATCTGTCGTAAGCGAAGATACTGCGCACAGGTTGCTATCCACTGTAGACAGCAAGCCGGAAACAATCATGAAAAGGAACGGCAATACTGCCCAGGACGGGAAAAAGTGGCGGATCAATTCAAAATTGATGATTCCAAGGTTCTGTGCCTGATATCCTGCACCAGCTCCCATAAATCCGAGGATTCCCATTGACAGCGGAACCACCGCAAAAAGAACTGCTCCAAGAAGAAACGCTCTTCCCAGCTTCTCTTTTTTTACTGCAAACGCTCTCTGCCAGAAGCTCTGATCTCCAAACGGCCCGGATAAAAGTCCAATCGTTGTCGGAAGCCCAAAGGCTAAGAAAATCTCTACTCCTTTTCCAGAGAATAGTGTTGTGTAGTCTCCTGATATACCGCTCAGTCCCTGTATAATGCCCTGTGTTCCTGTATTTCTTACTCCGAATATTACAAATAGGCTACATGCAACAAGCATGAATACCATTTGAATAGCATCTGTAAGCATAGATGCTTTGATTCCGGAGAACAGGGAATATGAAATTGCTATGCAAGCAAGCAGAATAGTCATGGCTTTGAACGAAATTCCTGTTACTGCACTAAGGATCTGACTTCCTGCAAGAAGCTGAACTCCCGTTGACAGAACAGACAGCCCGATCAGCTGAAAGAGGTAAACTCTTTTCACTCCATCGGATTTGTATTTTTCTTTCATGTAACCAGACAGTGTCATTCCTTCCGGCATTTCCTTCCGGATTCTCTTTGCAAAAGGAATAAATATCACCAAGCATAAAGCATTTGGCACTAAGAACCAGAAAAGCCCAATCCATCCGGCCGAATATGCTTTTTCTGTTGAAACAAACAAAGCCGGCGCCCAGATCCACGTCGCCGCAATACTCAGTGCGGACAGGATCCAGTTCTCAGACCGGCTTCCAACACAAAAATTTACTACATTTTTCTCTTTTTTAGTCATGGTCACTGTCGCCAGTATCATGATCGCTGCGTAGACAAACAGCATAATTATTCCATTCATGTATGATCTCCTTTATTTTTCTAAAGGAGCATTTTACCTTTACATTTATATCCCTCCCGTCCAAAGGTTTGCATTAAAAAAGCCACCAGATTTCACTCTGATGGCTCATGGCTCATGATAAAATTTTACCCGATTATCATACACCATTTTCGTTATTAAGTCAATGTTAAGTTAACGGTTTTCGATATTTTCTGTTTTTTCAAAAAATTCTCAGTCCGTCAATGCCAAAAAACAATGAAGACAAGCGCTCTTTCGCAATTTTTATGTCTTCGTATACTGTCACTTTACTGACTGAATATTTTTTCGAAATTTCATCAATTTTCATTGGTTTCTTCGAAATGTACAGATCCTTGATGATCTTATAACGCCTCTTGTCCCTGTCTGATATCTTGCTACAGTATATGCGGTATACATCGAGCATTTTATCTATATGTTGTACCATGAGAGCTGTTCTTTTGGCAGAAGTCCGTATTGATTCCACAATAACCTTGTCGTCTTTCATCTCCATAATGTCTTCCAGTATTTCTGTGACCTCTTCTCTTTTTGAATCCCTCGATTCATATACAGCATTTTCACAGGATGCCTTGAGAGTCCTGTAGTTTCTGAGGAGCAATTCTGTATTGTGAAGTCTTCGGTCTATTCTTTCTTTTTCAGCCCGGCGCTGAGCCACCAGCATTGTATCGCTTGCAACCTGGGCCCCTGCCACTGCTGCCTGCTGAATCATTTCTTCAACATCTTTTTTGCTCATAACAACGAATTGTTTTTCTGTATCCATGCTCCACCTCACACATATTTCTTTCCAGTCTCAGGATCCTCGAATTTGATTCTGTCACAGAGTTTGAACCCAAATCCTTTTGCAAGTCTTTTGACCATCTTCACAAACAGTTCTGCTTCCTCATCCTTTTTTGTCCTGCTTGCCCTGTACACTAATGTTCGGGTTCTATCCGCTGCACAGATCGCATCATGTGCTGTTCTGTCCTTACATCCGCTTGCATTATATAAACTTTTATCCATATCAATTCTCCTTTATATATTTAAGCATGTACTCCTCTTTATATTGCTTCCATTGCTGATCTGTCATTCCCGGAGCGTAGAAATCTCGCACTGTATCAAGTGCTTCCATCATCCCGCATTTAGGACATATCATTGTTTTATTGTCTTTTCTTGATAATGCCGGGCGAGAACTATACTCTTTCCCACATTCAGGACATATCCTTTTCTCCTCCATCTTTTAAATCTCCCAAGAAATCTTCTATAGTCATTTGACCAGGTATTTTGTGTTTTTCCCAGTCTTCCGGATGTGGATAATAATGTGTAGTCAAACCATTCCAACATTCCGGACCATATCCCCTTTCAATGCTCTCCGGATCCGTCAGTTTCCTTCCACATTTCTGACATTTGCTGTACATACGAATCCTCCATCTTTCCGCCAAGTAATGTAAACAGCCATTCTCTCTGGCTCTGCAGATATTCCATCTTCCACTGAAGAATCATCTGGTCAATCACCTGATCTTCCATCGCCTGATACTTTTTAGTCATCGCTATCTGTTCTTCATTCTCTCTGATAGCTTTTTCGATATCAATATGAATCCTTGCATACTCTTTCAAAGGGGCTTCTTTGGCCTTTTTAGAGGCTATAATAGCCCACAAGAACCATACGATCATGCAACTAAAGATTCCACATATATAAAATATAAGTTCTTTCATTTTTCACATCCTTTCGTCTAAAACTCTGAGAGCTTCATGCAATTGTGCCTCTTCAATAAATTTTTCCATCGCCACCTGGCATTCTTCTATCGTTCCAATTTCCCGATATTTCTTTAATTCTTTCTCCTGTTCTGTATACTCGTTCATAATTCGCTGAATTACACAATTCTGACATTGATCATCGCAATCCGCTCCGCAAGGTAAATCGACATGATCTATCTCGATGTTTCCCGTTTCAAAGTTTCTGGAAAAGCTACAACACTCTTCTGGAACATAATTTCCATCTTCATCTTTAATCATTTTTACTGTCATTTGCTTTTCTATTTCCTTTCTTTGGTTGCTGCCTTTTCAACCTGTTTCAAATACTTTATCTGTCTTTGTATATACGGATCATCCTCTTTACCACCCGTTGCAAGCCAATCAGAAATTCTTTTATCAACATCCTGTAAAACTGACAGAGGAATTAAATCAGTATGAACATTTCCTATATTTTCCAAAGACATCAGATTTCACCTCTTTTTTTCCATCATACCAGCTTCTTCGCGGGTAAGAAATACGGTTTTACCAATTTCGCTCATTGGAAAAGCTCCTGCTATTGAACCGCTAATTAATACAACCATTCCAACCTGCTTTTATTCTGTCCCAGTGATCTGTTGAAGCTACTCCGGTCATTTTCTCCGGCAATGGCTTCAATGGACACCAATCAGGTCTTGATTTGCTTTCACAATCATAATGTTCTTCTGTCATCAGAATTACATCATAATCTAAACAGCCAGCTAATTCACAATAGCCCACATATTCAAGTTCGCCGCAGTATGCAGTTCCGAACGGGCAATCATAGCAATTCTCTGGTGTATCTATCACTAACACTGATTTACTCATCTGATTCCTCCTGCAATAATTCTGGATTGTCAAAAATGCTTCCAACTACTTCCATTTCGCACCTGTCGATATAATCTTTGGTCAGTGGCATTGAATAGCAGAATGGTTCACATCTGCTGATTGCGTCTGTCGGAATAATCTCATAATGCCATCCGACAACTTTATCTACTATGGACCCGGTTTCAATATTTCTTACACCAAATTCTCCAAATACCGTTTTTACAAGGTCTTCTGAATTTCCATGACACATCAAAATATCATTCTCCCAGATTTTCTTGCCGTTCTTATCTGTTAATCCTGTGTACTCGCATATTGTATCCGGATCAACTTCGTCAAATTCATCCGCCGTAACGGTCCATTTGCCTATTACCAATTTCCCTATGAATATTCGCTTTTCTCCCGGCATTCCACCATCCATCAGGTATCCCTCTATCCATTCACCGTTATCTTTTTTCTTTCCCTTAAAAAGAATTTCTCTCATTAACTCCACCATCCTCTACTTGTCCTGATTCTTCTAACCAATTTTCAACACATGGTAGGCAGATATAGCAACTGCGCCAACCTTGTCCTTCTACTATTGCTTTTTGATTCAACATTCTTTCGCCTTTAGGTACCTGTTTTTCACATACGCAGCATAAATGAGAAACCCTTATTTTTACGATTTTTTCTGTCAGATTTGATTCCGAACCATCCATATCCCCTGCGAATATCTGACTATCAATATACATTTTTTCTGGATATTTCATTCAATCCACCGCCTCTCACGATTTCAATGGCTCTTCTCAATCCCATTTTGTTTCCCGCAATATCTTCCATAATTTTTCTACTTCCGGAGATCTCCACGCAACCATGCAGTATGTATGTGCGTCTTCTGAGTAATGATAATGGTTTCTCTCCAGGTGTTCTCGGGCCTCTTTCTCTGTAAGAAACATCGTGTTTGGGTACATAAATGGTCTGATTGAAATACCAATTATCATGGTATCATCATGTCCATTGTTGGCAAGAAATTCATTCACTTCCTGCGTTGACAAATCCTCATACACTTCTTCTCCATCCTCCATATACGTCAACTCGAAATCCTGTGTATACCCTGTTTCAATTCTACAGTTTTCCCTATCGATATTGTTGTCTGGCAAGATGTTATCATTGAGATACTTCACCGTTTCTTCCGTTGTACTTGTAACTGTGCTTCCATCTACTTGCAAGCACAGCTCGTCCGGATCCTCATTATTGATCGCTCTCTCACTGCCTTTAATAACCCAGAAGCGAGGATCCGCTGTTCCTGTTGTGTCCTGAGTATTCATCTCAAGCTGTAATCTTTTCAGAAATTCTACATCTTCCTGATTAAGTTCTCTTTTCTTCGTTGTATCTTCATGATACTGCAATGTTTTATGAAATATTGCCATCTTAATTCCTCCTCTCAATGCCCGCTCCGCAGCATGCAGAACAGTAATTCTGTCATAGACTTCGTTCTTATCCCCTGCCTACAAGGCAATACAATTTCCAACTTCCAGTTTCTATCCTCGCTTAATAGTGTAGGATCATTGAATTCTTCCATTGCTTCTCTCCAAAACGGAATAGCAACCATAATGCCGTAATAAGTTGATGAATCTGGGTGCTTTTCACTCATGTAATTAGCAAATTTGCCACTCCGGAAATCTGGCAGAATGTCTTTGTAACACGCCATCGTAGTTACAATGTAATTCTTTTCCCCGAAGAAATTCAAACCATTACCGCTATAAACATCCTCTTTGCAGCTCTTGATTTCATAGCAGGTGAATATGCCTTTTTCTATTCCTGACACAGAGCATTGATTCGCCGGAGAAAATTCCATGTAGTCCACCCGCCTTGCCTTCGGGGTCCATGGATCAATACTAACCTCGCTGGCCCAGTGCGAGCCAGCCCTTCCGAGGCGAGTATCTGTAAGTAATTTTCCGAGGAATTTGGTTGTTTCAGTTCTTGTCATTTTCTACCTCATATTGGTTTTTTACCTTAATTGTTTCTTACTATTCAGGTTTTGTGGTGTCGTTTTCTACCCACATGCGAAGTTCTTTTGCTCCTGGATTATTCTCCTCGATACCATCTGCCAAGTTGCGCAGGACCATAGAAATAATTCCGGCGTCTGCAGTTGCATATGGTGTAATAGCTTTAATGATATTTTTACTGTAATAGTTCAAACCTTCACTAAGCATTTCTGCCCCTTCTTTGTTTTTTCCTTCTTGGAGCATTTTTTTGGCTCTAAGGAAATAACTCTGCATACGTTTCTCTTTAATCTCTCTCATTTCTTTACCACCTTTATCTTTTTTCTCAAACGCTCAGAATGCTCGTTCGTTACAATATACTCTTCGCACTCCTGTTTCCACATATCCTTGTTCTTTGTGTCTCCGTCATACCACCTGCAGTGCTCGCAGGCATCGCAAAATATCTTTGCTTCGCCCGCTGTTTTATCTACACTGTACATTAATATTCATAATCAATGCATTCATCTGATTCAGAATAATATTCTCCATCAAATCCTTTTCTCATCAACTTCTCCCAACACGAAAAGCATACAAGTCTAAATGTTATGCCATGGCAGTCTCTTGTAAACTCCATATTGCTTCTTTCCGTTTTCTTATTACAGCAAGGACATATCCGGATATCTCTTTCTATCTGTCTGTTCATAATCCTCCTTCCCCTGCCGCAATCTGACAGGCTCATGCGGCAGGATTGAATCTATGTGAATTTTAGAGCACCCTTAATCTTCTCGGGATTCTTCTACCTCCAATTTTTTCAGGTCAGCAACCTCCCAGCATCCCCCTACAGGTTCAACAAAAGCAAATTTCGCACTTGTTGTGTCATCCAAATATAAATACTCGAAGTTCCTCGATTCAGTTCGTCTGGCAAGATATAACTGTCCACGATCATTTCTCAGCATATAAGTCCATGAAGGATCCAGTTCGTCAAGAAAACTCTTTTCGTCTTTTGTAAGTTTAGGTTTTCCTGTAATATATTTATCCTGCAACTTATCATCATTTTTCTCATTTATTTCACATACATAATTTGTAACAAAGCATTTATTGTTTGCAGTCACTCCTGCAATAGCTCTCAGCAAATATCCGGCAATCTGTTCTTTTTTAACACGAGATTTTTCTAAGCATCCAACATTAATTGTTATCTTAATATCTTTTTCTTCCATAGCGCCATCTCCTTCTTGCTTCTACTTTTTTCATACAGTGAACCTCATTCTCCAAAGCATTCATCTGTCTCTGGATATCATCAACATCAACCAGTAAATAGAAATCCGGTTGAACCAGACGAGTCGGCCCTACATTCAGATTCATCTCTTTGTGCAATTCCTTGCACTTGTTTTCTCTCTCATGCACTGCTTTATATATTTTCACTTTCCGCACCTCCTAAGAAACTTTTTCCGAACATTATCATATTCTGTCAGCAGATCAATATCTTTCTTCCAGCTCAACGGACGATCTGTAATTTCTACATAATACTCTTTCTTGATCAGGAGCGCATAACTTGCCGAAGAATAGATATCCTGTCGATCGCATCCAATTCGCTTTGCTATGTCGGATGCGGTGATGGAGTATTCCATCACTGTCCCGTCCTTTCTGCACAAATTATATAAATTCGCCATAATACATCACCTTTCAGCTGTGTGTGGCGTAGAAGTTCTCCATTGCCCATCTATTCCCGGTAGCAGCCACCTGTGCTCTGGTTCTTTCATATGGAGTAAGTGGTTTCCCGGAAATTCTTTTGGATCTGGTTTTCGGAAGGAATCCTTTCCGACGAAGCTCTTCCAGTTCTTCTGGTGTTGCATCTTTTACATCTTTCATATCCAAGATCTCAATCATAGTTTTTATTCCTCTCTTATCATTACTGGAAGCACGATAGCTTTCATGTCACTGTCTTCTGCTTCAACAACTGCCGGCATCTTAGGTCCTGAGAAATTCATGGCTATATTTTCACAAGTGAATGCTTTCAGTGTTTCAAGGACCAGTTTAGAATCGAAACCAATTTTTAACGGTTCAGGAAGTGGATCCTGAAGCTTCACCTCTTCCTGATAATCCGTAAGTCTGTCGGCAATGCGAATATTTAACTGATCTTCGTTCATTTCGAAGACTGCAGGTTTCTTTTCTTCCGTACACATCTTAGCCCTTGTCATTGCCGCAACTAATTCCAGTCTGGAAACATAAGTTTTCATCTTTCCCGCCATGAAAAATCTATTGTAATCAAAATACTTACCCTCTATTAACCTCGTGTAAATGGTATATTCTTTTGATTTGAATACCGCTCTATTTTTTGTATATGTAACAGCAACATCATCAATAATTCCCATTGACACAAGCTTCTTTGCCACTGTTTTAGGCACTATCAGCTTCATATCTGCGGTACCGTCAGTCGGTATCGAATCAACTGCTACGACATGTCCGTCAAGTGCGACCAACTTAATCTTGTTCTCTCCGCCTTCAAAATACACTCCCATCATTTGTGTTGAGGAGCTACTGTCTGCAGCTGCATAAATAACATGGCCGATTGCCTCCATCAAACTTTTGCCATTGATTACAACTCCCGGAGCATCCGGATTTTCCGTAATATCAAAGCTGAAATCTTCCGGTGGATAACTCTGATATTTATTTTTTATTGCCTTTGTCTTGATCACGACAATGTTTTCGCCCTCTGTATCAATATCTACTTCTCCGTCCGGAAGATTTTTAATTACATCAAAGGCTTTCATAGGAATGATGAAACAACTGCCTTTAGAGGCCTCTAATTTGAGCTGCATGGTCATTTCTGTATTGGACGCGATTAAATACCCGTCCTTTACCAGAACGCCTCCTAATGCCGGAAACTGGTCGTTCTTCTGCACAATGCTTTTCAATTTATCAATAGTTCTGGAAATCTCATACTTCTGTACTTTCATCTTCGTTCCTTTCCCGGAGTGTTATCCCGTCCAGATATTTCACAACTCCGTTGTTATATTTAACTCTATAAGGCGCCAGTTCCTCACGATTCATATACTTATGTCCGTAGATTTTTTTCATGTCTCTGAATACAATCCATGGAACCCTGTAAAACTCCTCGAATTCGAGGGATATTACCAAGAAGCACATGGCCCCCATCTTCATGTAACGTTCAAAGCATTTCTCCTGCTCTTCTGTCACAACATTCCGACTGATCTGGCCTTTATCTGTATGTTTCGCATCAAACAGAACCATTGTAGAGTCCATCAGGGCACCTTTAAAATCCGGTTGAGCCTGTTGTGTAAAACAACATATGAACTGGCCTCTGTCTCTGTTATACGGCTTAATCACTTTAAAAGCTTCAGGGGTTTTATCTATAACAGCTATCCCCCGGTCCTCATAGAACCGGGAAGCTGCCATAATCATTCTTTCAAAATATTCGCCGTTTGATCTGCTTTTAAGCCCTATGATTGAACGATTATAAGTATCCATGCTCCCCTGCCACTTTCACCAGCTTATTGATCGTTACTGCTCCGATTCCCGGAATCTTATTCTGCTGAAGCAATACAATAAACTCCTTTGCTGTATTTTTAGCTAAAGCCTTGCCTTCGTTGAACCCTTCACTTCTGGCTTTCTCCACTCTGTCTTCCACATAATGAACCAGCTGTTCATCTGTCTTTTTTCTCATTTTTACTGCTTTCTCGTGGATTTTATTTTCATCCATCGTTCTCTTATAGCTTTTCTTAGCCATCCTGTTTCTCCTTTCTATACTGCTTCTGGCTTTAAAAATCCAAGCCGTTTATCCTCTTCCCATTCTGTATTTGAGAAATCAAGTGCCTGTCCGCATCTGTCGCAAAATTCTGGCTGATAATTCGGACCTGCATTTAATATGTTCCGGCACTTAGGACAACAGCAATACTCATGTTCCATCTTTACGAATCCGTATTTGATATACTGTTTTGTTCTGAAAATAGGCTTCATAGCTTTCATTACTCCACCTTCTCTCCATATTCGATCACATATTCATACTGCGTTGTCTTTCTAGTTTCACTGCTTGGAATCTCTTTTCTTACGATCTGAACCGCATATCCTGCTTTCGCCAGCATGGAAACCATCTGCAGTCTGTCCTCTTCATTCCACTGCACAGAACCTTTTCTGATGCTTCTGATAATCTGCTTCGCCATTACCCACACTTCCTTTCCATCTTTTCTTCCCGTTCTTTCATCAGCTTCTCAAATGCAGCTACGAAAGCTTTTACCGATGCCGGCATCCCACAGTTGTGACTGCCCCTGCACTGGATCACTCGTCCTTTGTTATATTCCATTGTGAAATATGGCGTATCAGGTTCTTCCACTCTGCGTACAAAGAAGATGTGAGTCTGACCTTTGGCTACTCGATCAACATAGGTTCCAACACAATGGTGAAGAGCAGCTCCTTCTTTTCTGATCTCTTGTGCATCTTTTGGAACTCTCAATATCAATCCTTTTCCTTTTATCAGGAAAGCGTTATCTATGCCGGCATTCTCTTTGAGCATTTCCTCCAGAAGTTTTTTCATGACCTCAGCCTCTCGCTTTATCCGTTCTTCTTCCCGACGTTTCTTTTCTGCTGCTTTTTTATCCTGTAATGCCTGATATTCAGCCGCTGTCCGATCATGAACTTTCTTGAAATTCTTCGGAAAATAGAAGAACATATTGTTGAGGTCGTATTTCAGTTCTTTGCACCAGTTCAGATAGTCCAACCAGTCCTTTGCGCAGTTTTGAATTCTCTCTTCTCTGACGTCCGGTCTTTCCTTATGGCGCATATAAGAATATTGCCAGCAATTTCCTTGGCCTCCTACTCTGTATTCTGTACCTTCACGTTCTATGTACCTGCAGATCTTATGAATGCTGGCTTTCCGGTTTTCTTTTCTTATCAGTGTCGTGTTGCATCCAAATATCTTATAAAACCGTTCCAATTCATCTGCTTTTAAGTTGTATCCTGAGTCCTGCGCTTCCTGCAATAGTCTCAGCTCATCTATATCTCCATCCAGCTTCTGTAATATTCTGGTATTTTCTTTTGTGAGCCCTAAGATTTCAAATATCGTCTTTCCTTTTTGGTAAATTCCTCTGGTTCTATGGAAATCACGATTTACAAACGCATGACCATACACATCATTGATCAGATATAACGCCAGATTATATAGTCCCATTTTTATAAACCATTCAAGCTGTGGAAAATCTTTATATTTCTGAACAGCTTTCGGATAATAAATTTGTGTCGTCGGTTTGTTTTTTGACAGGATTTCCAGTGCCGAATATTTCATCGGTGTTTTCTTCCATGCTTCTGGAAGATTATCAGGATATAAGATACAATCCATATAATTTATAAATCCCTCATTCGGGCACCATCGTATATGTCCGCTCTGTTTATATTCACGCCATTCATAGCTATTAGTGCAGGGAGTTCCGTCTGGAGCAAACTTATAAAATGTTCTCACAATCTCATATAAATGATCTTGTACATCAGTCCCTTTATCTCCTATCCATCTTCTTATTCTGAAATATCTCCACAAAAAGCCATCTTCTCTTGGTTCAATGAAAGATACCGTTCTCTCGTCGCAAATTCTTGGCATTCTCCCTTTTGCCTTAATAGTGACCTGACTTCCACAAAGCGGGCAGGTTCCCTTTTCGTTATTTCTAAGGCGAATCTTGGTTCGATCTACTATCTTGGTACCTTTACAATGTGTACAATGCACTACTGCTGTCTTTTTAGAATTTGCTGAATAAACCAGATATCTACTAAATGACATTGCTTTTTCTGATGTCCATTTCTTGAAGCTTTCCGGCACTTCTTTAACTGTTTCCATTACTTTGTCGATAGGATTTGTCTCTTTAGCGTGTTTTTCATCCAACCGTTGTTGTTTGATCATTTCCTGAAAACGATTTACCGCAGTCCACTCCAATTCATCATTCTCATAAGCCCACTCTTTAAAAAAGTTTTTCTCTCTTTCAAGATCGCCATCAGTCCAGAAGAACATTTTAGGAATATATGTTCTTTTTTCCGTATCCCAATCGTAATGATATTCATAGAACTCGCCAATGCAGTCCATTCTGTCAAGTGCCGCAGTCAACCATTTCACTTTGCTCACAGACAGGTCTTGTGTTATATAGTCAGTCTTTGAAAAAAATGTTCGGATTCGTGCTCCACGTTTTCCTTTTTTCAGACCCTTAACCGGATAAAACATCAGCATCAGAAGATCTTTCTCAATTTCTGTGCATGTAACAATATGTGTACCTGTTGCTCTTTCAGCAAACTTGAGCATTTCATCAGAAGCCGTTTCCCGTGGTATTTTCGATAATTTCCTTTTATCCATTTCCGCGCCTCCTACAGAAGATCAAACAGGGACATCTGACCATCCATAGATGGTTTGTCTGGTTTCTTAGCTGCTTCTTTTTTCTTTGGCTTTTCTTTTTTCTCAGCCTTTTCAGTTTTCTGGTTGTTTTCAGGTGTACTCTGTGTGTTTTTCTTATCTTTTGAGCATTTTTCTTCTTTTTTAGCAACTTTCTTTGTTGATTTAGCCTTTTTCTCGGTTGTTTTTTTATCATTTTCTTTTTGGACAGATTCAGGTTTCTCCTCTTTGTGGTAATAGTCTTCGGCCCATTCATACACAACTCGGTCTTCAACTGCTGTACTTCTGCCATTCGACTGCTTCCTGGCCTGTTCGACAATATAGTTAAAGCACTTGTTCCAGGTCTTTCCCTCCTGCATCACATCTTCAGCAAGCCCCTGATCCTCTTCGCATCTTTTCAACAGATAAGCAATGATCGACTCAGCAAAATTCTTCTGGGTTGCTTTTTTCTTTTCAGCTTCCAGTTTTTCTTTAGCCTTCTGCTTTACCGGCTTTGCATTCTCAATTTCTGCAGCTCTAATTTCCTCTTCTGTTGGATCCGCCATTCCTGTAAGAATCTCAGCAAGTGAAGCTTTCCCCAAATACACAGTATCCTCTGCTTTCACTTCATTGCCGCTCTCGTCCTCTAATTTGCTCTCTGGCAGTTCTGCTTCGTCCTGCCCTATCGTTTTACTGTCCACGTCCGTTTCCGTCTCTAAACGGTCGATTTCAGCAGTGTCCACTTCCTGTTTTAACTGTTCTGACATTTGTATTCTCCTTTCTCGAAATCAAAATGAAATGTTATCTGTTCCGGTGCTCTTCCAAATAATGTGGGCCGTCGTTGTCTGTGTCTAAGAATTTGAAGTTGTCTTCTCATATTCCACTCTGGCCTGAAATAAAACGGTGTATACCAAAATTCCTGTTCAGGTCTTTCCTCTGGCATAAGTGTATTGCCTGCTACTGGATTTGATAGTGTGTTTGCAACTGCTACATATCCTGGACAGCCAAGAAGCGACAACTGTATAAAACACATTTGTGCAGTTACCCGGTCAATATCATTTGCAACAAACAGCACTTGAGTCTGGTAATTAAACCCTTTCCGGCGAAATGTATTCGCCGCTGCTATAAGTGTTGCTCCGGCTCCGCAGGCAGGATCGTTAACAGATACCCATTCTTTGTTCTGCAGTTTCTGCATATTGTCATGTATCGTCAACTCTGCCATGCATCTGCAGACATCATACGGTGTGAAAAACTGGCCTTTCCAGTGATTTCCCAGTTCGAGGCTCATGTATAACCTCCCAAGGAAATCCTGATCTGGATTGCGTTCCAGTGCTTCAACTACAATCGCAAAGCACTTGGCCGGCTTCTCCACTCCTCCAAGGCGTTTGATGCACTCTGCATACTCTTTTTCCCTTGCCGTATGTCTCGACAATGACTTATCTACTGCATTTGCAAGTGTACATGCCATTGCCGCCATAAGATCCGCCCACACCTGCCACGAACTCCTGCTGATGCAGAGCTGCCTGAACACATCCAAAAACTCTTTTTCGGTCCCTGTAACCTTTTCTTCATTCACGTTTCAACAACTGCCTTTCATACTCTGCAAAGTCATAATCTCTCTGGTGAAAATTATTAAAGCGGTTTTGAGAAACAGGCTTTGGCTTATCCGGCACGCGAGGTGCTTTGTCCTGCTCTCTGGATATCCAACCTGTAATAAATCGTTTGATTCCCCTCGGAGTCTTTTTGTTTCTGGGATTAGAATCAAGCCATCCACGCATATTACACAATGCCTGTTCAACATCAACTGCCGGATATAATTCTTTAAGCTCTTTGACATATTCTTTTGTCACCAGGTAATCATCCCCATTGATCAACGGCAGTTTGATAAATACATCTGCCTGAGCTGGCTCTGTCTCTACCTTCAACTCAGCCTTTGAACAGGATGGCTCTATCTCCACCTTCGTCCTGTTCTCCGCAACTGGCTCTATCTCCACCTTCGGTTGCGGCTGTCCGGAGTTCACCTCCGGGCAAATGTATTTATTCTCTATCTCTTTATCTTTATCTATCTCTATCTCTTTCTCTACGTCACTGAGGTGTAACTGTCGCGTCACACCAATGTCACATTGTGACGTTTTTTTATCTCTAAGACGTCTCATTCTTTCAGCACTTGCGCTTTCAGATCCCACCATTCTGGAACACTCTGTAAGCTCATATTCGCTTTCGTCTATCAGTTGCAGGAGTCCCTGAGCCATAAGAAACTGGACTGTGACTTTTACGTTTTCCTCTTCTTCATCAAGTTCAAGTGCAATCTCTTCTGTAAAGTTCTCTTCTACTCCATCGAAGAAGAGTTTTCCCTCATTTTTCAGAGATACCAGTAACATCTTGAGATAGATAATTGTGTATGTATCGCCTCCGGCAATTCTGCGGAGTTTTTTGATCGGCTTCTGCCGGAAGAAATCATCCGGCAGCTTAAGCCAATAGTATCTTTTTCCCATAGACGCCTCCTTAGTAAATGACCTTAGAGCCGTCTTCTGTTTTAATTACGGTTACAGACTGATTGAATCGAGCTTTCATAGCATCATCATGGGTTATTGCCATAATTTTCACGTCTGGATACCTCTGTCTGATTGTTTCCAGAGCATCTACATAGGCCTGAGTTCCATCATCGTCGAGAAATGGAGGTTCGTCTATAAACAGCATTCCGAGCTGGATACCTGCGGACGTTGCTTTAATCTCAGACAATGCAAGGATAATAGCAAGTGAAGCCTTTACCTTTTCCCCTCCGGATTTCGAAGCATATGGGAGAGTTGTCTTTCCGTACTCATTGATCAGTACGTCCAGGGTAGCTCTGTCACCGTCTTTACCTTTGACGGTACGTTCCATCACAAATTCCACTCCCATAGTTCCGCCTGTCATAGATCCAAGGATATTGTTTGCAGTATCAGTAATGTGAGGAATAATATTTCGGATGATCTGATGCGGAACGCCATCCTGTGAAAATGCCTGTTTTAAAGCCTCGTAGCAATCAGCTTTCTCAGCTGCAACAGCAATACCTTTATTCAAAAGAGCTATTTCAGAACGCATCGCCTCAACGTCTTCAACTCTCTGTGTCAGTACGCCTTTTTGAATCTGCGCTTTTTCCAGAGTTTCTTTTGCAGATTTTAATCTTCTCTCAACTTCTTCAAGAGCTTCACTGCCTTCAATATCTTTTCTTAATTCTTCCAGTTTTATTTCCGCTTCACGAAGGTTGTTATATAAAACAAGTTCGTTGGCATCTTCCTTGCTCCGCTCCTGATATAATTCAGTAAGTCTCTTATCAATATGCTGTTTTCTCTCTTCATACACCGGAAGTTCCTTTTCCTGATCTGCAAAATGTGCCACCGAATTTCTTTTGCATACAGCATTATCGTACTTAATAACGGAATCAGATAACATATCAACAATATCAGTTGCTTTCTGGGCCTTTATATTGAGCTCTAAGAGGATTTCTTCATACCGCCCTATCGTTTTACTGTTGGTGTTCTTTTCTGTCTCTAAACGGGCGATTTCAAGTTTCTTTTTCTCGGCATCCTTTTTCAAGTTTTCATATTTCACAAGCGCACTTGCTTTTGTTGTCAAAAGTTCTAATCTTTCAGCATCATATCCGATAACACAAATTTCATCCTGTTTTTTGGATATTTCTTCGTCTCGTTTAATCCTCAATGCTGCTATTTCTTCCTCGCATTTTTCCAGATGGTCTGCTTCTTCTGGTAAACTCTTTACATCATCGATTGCTTTTGCGAGAAACCTGCAGCTTGCTCCATCTATATCAGGGCAACCGGAATTCTTCATAAATTCCTCCTGCTGTCTTATCTCGGAAATTCTGTCCAAACGATATTTCCGCCTGTTCTCTGCTTCTGATATACGCTGAGAATACGTTGCTCTTATCTGTTGCAGTTCCTGCTCCGCAACAGAAACCAAATATCTTTTTTCCTGTAGTTCCTCGCATTGTGTCCTCACCTGAGCCAGCTCTGTCAGTTTTTCTTCCAAATTATCCGGAAATTCTGATTTAAGCTGTTCAATAAGATTCGCAATGTCGTTATTTCGACGTTTTGCATCGTTTATGATATTCTGGCAATTCTGGATGTCAGCATTATACCCGGCAAGATTTCTTTTTGCGTTGTCATGATTAAGAACGTCTTTCTCCAGCTCTATAATCTGTTCGGACAACTGTTTATATTCGGCGGCTTTTTTTCTGACCTCATTCGCTGATTCCAATGCGACATTACAGTTTTCTAAAATCTGCGTCTTACTTGAGATTTCATCTGAAATGGAGCTGCGTCTCTTATGACAATCATCCAATTCTTCCGAAGCTTTGCGGCACTCCTGCTCTGCTTTTGCAATCTGAGCATGTTTATTCAGTAACTGTCCTTGAGTATCGCTTAAATCCTCAATCTCTTTATTAAGCTGATGAATATCTTCCTCTGCTTTCTGCAATTCAGATTCCGGATCTCCTTTGGATTTGATAAAATCCATTTTAATTCGGACAGCTTCTTTTTTCGAGGCCAGCTCTTTTCTCTGTTCGGAGAGTTTCTTTTTTGAATCCAGTTCCATAACTCCATAGATTCCAAGACCAAGCAGTTTCGCAAGTATTGCCATACGTTCGTCCTTTTTAGCCTGCAAGAATAATCCGTACTGATCCTGCATGATTAAAGCGCAACTTCGGAATGTCATACTGTCCATACCGAGAAGCTTCTCTATCTCTGCCTGAGTATCAGCAATTCGCTCCTTTGAAATGTTTCGCCATTCATTTTCTTCATACTGAGATAGGTTCAACGTCGGTTTTCCTGACTTAGTTCTGGTACGTACGACCCTGAATCTCTTATCTCCAATGTCAAATACAAATTCTATAGAACCGCTTCTTGCATCTTCTGTACCGCGGATCCACGCCTTGTTGTCTCCCTCTCGAGTTTCTTCAAACAGACAGTCAACAATCGCATCCATGAATAAGCTGCTCTTTCCTGCTCCATTTACACCGTTGATCGTACAGAAAGATATATCAGCAAAATCAAATCTTTCTTCTTTATAATTTCTGTAATTGCGGACAGCTATTGAAATCGGTCGGAATACTCCGTGTATCTCTGCAGTTGTACTCTGTTTCATCGCTTCCGCAATAATCGGTTCTGCCAGTTCTACGATCTTATCCGGATTCTTGAAGCATTTTTCTTCCAGATACTTCTTGAGATTTAAAGTCGGGTCGCTTTCCTCTGATAGTAATCCTCTGTTCGTAACATCAATAGCATTTTCTGCCTCAATATCCGACACATAAAAGGCTCCCCAATCATACAAATCCTTTTGCAGTAACGGGATATTCAACAGTTTTTTCTGTTCACTGGTGCAACTATATTTCACTCTTACAATCATGTCTGAAATATCCCTGCTGATATTCGTAACCAATGCATATGCATCCCTGTTTCCGATATAATCACTTACCTGATTCGTGTCCCAATCTATGGTTTTGAATCTGCGATAAGGTGTTCCACAGAACTGAGATGATGTCATCTCCCCACCCATGAACTCATGAATATAAAATCCTCTGTTCTGATGCTCATCATTAAAATTCATGGCATTAATAGCGCCAGAGTAATACACGTTATGCAATCCGTTGATCTGCTGTGGTCTATGTATGTGTCCCAGAAGCACTGCTTCATAGCCAGCAGCTTCCAATGCTTCTCTCGGAATAACCGGTTCAAAATTTGTAAAGAATGAAGTCTGACCGGATTCCATGTTGCAACCAGGTACGGTATAATGCGCCATCAGGATAGATGTATTATGGCATTCAGCTCGAAGCCCCATTACCATACTGGATATATAGCTTGTCCATGCTTCGTTTTCTTCATCTGCAGACAGACCAGGGAATCTTGATCTGAACTCCTGCTTATCAAATCCCGGAATGCAGGCTATATCAGCATATGGCGTACGGAGTACAGTTGGCGATGTTACTATATGTACATTTCCAGTATTTGCAAACATCTTGCTCAAAACTCTGAATTGTCCACCTCCATCATGATTCGGCGTTCCTCTCATTACGATTACTGCTTTCGCAACACCTGCCAATTTTGTGATCGTGTCTGTTGCAACAATCATTTCGTCCGAATATCTTACCGGACCTATCTGCTCCTGATGGAAAACATCACCAGAAATGCAAACAATGTCTGGTTTCTCTTCTTCTGCAACCTTAATCATATAATTAAGACAATTTACTGTATCCTGTGAACGGAGATTTACCCCGTCCACTACAGGACCTTTGAACTGGCCAATATGCCAGTCAGCTGTATGTAATATTTTCATCTGCGTCCGCCTCCTCTCTGGCATTTGATACACAATGGTTCACCAAATTTATTGATTGAATACTCATAAACCTTTTCATTTATGATCGTACCGCATCTGGAGCACTGAAAATCTGCAGTTCTGTCTTCCTCTGGTTGCGGATCCGGTTCATTCGGCTCTTCCTGTTCGGGCTGGGCAAATGCTTCCTGTTGAATTTCGCCCATATCTTCATCCGGAAGTTCCGAAGTAAACGCCGGATTGTCCAAGTCACCTTCATCGATAATATTGCTATCTGTGGCAAAATCTACATTCTTAACCTCAATCTGAGGCATTCCGAACATATTGTTTACAGAATTCATACCCTGCATCAGCATTGCCTGCCGGACCTGTGGATCTGAATAATCCGGAGAGAATATTACTGTTGGAATCGCGAAATTCTTTTTTAATTCATCCTTTGTGTAAGAGCCTTTTGTCCCAAGCAATGCTCTGATGACTCTGAGTTTTGCTCCTGTCATTGCTTTTTCGGCCCATGTCTTCTTTAATAAAGCCATATTTACTTTTACCGAACGTTCAACATATCGTTCTCTATCTGCTTCGTCGATAACATAAGCTTTAACTTTCTTTCCCCATTTATCTTTCGTATCAACCCAGCTTCCTTTAAATATTTCTGCCGCTGCATTTGCCGCTTTCTTGTCTGTAATCCCCTTAACCGCCTTATCAGAAAATTCTGTACGATACTTATCTTCTTCATCCTCAAGACAGATTTCTTTCTGGTCGACTTCCGATCTGTAAGTCCCATCCGCTTTTCTCATTGCTCCCTGTGCCTGAGCTCGATATGTGATACTATCAATTCGTCTACCGTATGTCTGATGTGGATTAAACTGAATACCAGCTGCCATAGCCAATTTGTTAAGAAGTGGTTTGGATAATGAATATGTATCCTGCCAGATATCATTTCCTTTGCTATCTGTTTTTCCAGTTTTAACAGAACCAACTTTAAAAATGTCGCCACTATTTTCGCTCAGATCAACTGCAACTTCCTCTACATGATATTTATAGAAAGGATTCAGTTGCACATCTGTTGCCGCAGGGACAAGCAAATTATGATCACTGTATGCTCTTATAACCTCTGATAAGCTTCCTGAAATTTCCTGCATGTACTTGATTACCTCCTAAATCTGTGATAAAATGACGGTGTTCTTTAAAAAATGAGGCCCAACCTGTTTTTTAAAGTTCTGACCCAAAAGCCTCGGATGCGGATTTATGAGTGCCGTCTACACTTCATATCTCCTTTAAGCATCTGGGGCTTTTAATATGCATCTCCTACAGCGAATCTGGTCAATGCGTATACCCACACCCACATGAACGGGATTGCTATCCATTCGGATCCGAGTTCTGCGCTTCCCCTTATTGCGCAAAGCATATCGCTCAGATATCCGAAGAAGATAAGACTGACTGCTGTAGGAACGATGTAAACCATCGACCTTTTCAAGAAGCGAATTCTCTTTTTTATTTTCGCTCTTTTCTTTTTTTTGGAATATTCCTCATACTCCTTCTCATTAAATTCTCGCACCACGGACAGATATATCCGTGTTTTGGAATCTTCTGTAATGTACTGATGTTCCACATTCTTTCGCATATCTTGCACTTTGCGTACATCCATTATCTTGCCTCCTTATCAATTAAGATCAATTCTTTGGCGATAACGCTCTGTAATGCGCATCTGTCCATTTCATGCCAGCTGATCGGTACCGGGCTGTTATCCAGCGCATTTAAAATTCTCTCAGCTGTTGTATGATATTTCTTCATATCTTCTGTTGTAAGCAATTTCGCACCTCCTTCATCTATGCTGTCTTCTCTGTATTAATCTGGGTTACAAAAATCCCAAGATCAACACTTTCCATATCATTCAGTTCTTTCAGAAGTTCTGCATCTGATGTAATTCCATAGTTCTTTTTTAATATTTCTTTTAATTTTTCTTTAAGGTTCATCAAAACACTTCCTTTTAATTATCCGAATCCGAAATATTAAGATAATCGCTGATTCTTCTTCTGATTTCTATGCTGGTGTTCTTTCCATTTAAAGTCGATGAAAGGTAGCATCTGGAACAGCCAAGTTCTTCGGCCAGATCATTAACAGAGATATCATTCTGAATCATTGCTATCTTGGCTTTCTTGCACCAGGGAGATAATTTCTTCTGCATTAAACCTCCTCCCCTCATTTCAAAGATTTTTCAATCCAGTTTTTCAAATTTTGAGTTACCTCATTAACCTCATTCAAGGTGTTTATGATTTTCTCTAAATCTGGCTTTTCATCCTCTGTAATAACTCCATCTGCCGTAATATCCAGCAGGAGTTCTTTGGCTTCGTTGATCTTCCGGAATGAGCACAACGCCCTGAGTGCAATCCTATCAATATCCTGATTCTCGATCTTTGGCATTCCTTTTCCCAGAGGGCACATTTCCCGGCAATAATTACCTTTTAATTCAGGAGCTCTATAGATATCCGCCATCAGAAGCACTTCCTCTGGATAAGGGGTAACACTGCCAAGTTCTATTCGTGCAAGCCTTGTCCGGTCAACACCAAGTTCCTCAGCAGCTCCTTCGCGGCTACTTAACCGTTCATTGAACTTTGCCGCCTCGTATCGTGCCTGACAAAACATATTGTCGGCCGCTTTTGTAGCAAACTTAGGCATTTATTTTTTTCCTCCACATTATATAATTAATATAAAGTCTATTTAAAATGGACTTTAGGTACAAAAAAAATCGGTGGATTTATTGCATACCTTGGAAATAACTACTGCCATTTCATAACTCAAACGAATATTTCCTCGTTCAAGTTCCGATACCCATTGCTTGGACTTTCCTATCTTTCGTCCAAGTTCTGTCTGTGTTAAATCGGCATCACAACGGGCATCTTTTACTCTTTGCGATACATTCAGCGTTGTTGCCATCAAAATTTCTCTCCTTTCTGTCCAATATTTATGGACATTTTTATAATAATCCATTATTTATGGATTGTCAATGCTTTTGTCAATTATTTTTGGACTTTTCTTTTTTTTATTGTATGTCCACTTTTTTTGGACTATAATTTCATCAGGAGGTTATATTATGCTTGGAAAAAGAATTAAGGAATTGCGGAAGCAAAACCATTTAACTCAATCAGAATTGGGAAGTAAATTGGGGGTAATAAAGCAAACAGTTAGTAGCTGGGAAAATGGAGTATCTAGTCCTAACAATGATACTCTGGCAAATATAGCTTCTATATTCGGTGTTACAACAGATTATCTTTTAGGTAATGATGCTTCTACTACAAAACAACTCATCGAATGCCGTGATATTTCGAATAGAATTTCCAAACTAGCTGCTCATTCTCGTAAAAATATAGAAGATTTAAAACCTTTGTTAAAAACAGAAATTCTTTCTGGTTATTATACCGATTCAAGTCTTTTTCGTTCTGACATATATACAATAGCTGATTTTTATGGTGTCTCGGATGAATATATTATAGGCGGTCCAGAATTCGAAGAACAAACTTATGGTAATCCTCTTGATGAAATTGCTCAAAAATTTTTAAATGTATTTCTCGAATTAAATGAGGATAATCGAGACATTATTATCGGCGATATGAAAAAGTTATTAAAAGAGCAGAGGCGCGAAGAAGCTCTTCCTACTAAAATGATTCATAAACAAGCAAAATAATAAGCTTCGAGTGGTACCGAAGCAGGAAAGGAAAATAAACTATGAAAAAGAAAAGTATTATTATATTTCTGTCTTGCTGTTCATTATTGTTTGCAAATAATAGTTCTTCCATATATATATTTGCCAAAGACGAATCTTCTTCTGCGTCAGAAGATAGCTCCGTCATAAATATAACTGAAGACAATTTAACTCCTGACATATATGACGGCAAAGACTATTCTGCCAAAATACAACGTACCTTTTACGAAAACGGTTATTATAACATAGAAATAATGATTGATAATAAATCTTCAGATTCTATAATATTCACCTTGGATAATTCTGATGTGGATGGTTTTCAAATTTCTATGGGGATGTCTTGCAATACGATAAATTCTGGTAAAAAGGGAGTTGTTAAATTTGGCTTTCAAGAACAAGAATTTACAGATTACGGAATTGAGGATTTTGATTATTTAAATACTGTTTTTGGCGTATTTGCATCTGAAAATGCACCTGCATATCCTTTATGTATAAAAAAAGAGGTATTTATGAAAGATTCTAATGGAAATTCAGTTTCCGTTTCATCCTCTAAATTGCAGCAAAAAATTGATGAGTTAAACAAAAAAATTGAAAGTCTTGAAACCGAAAATCAAGAATTAAAAGAGCAATTATCAGAATATAAAAATGTTACACCAGAAAATCAAACATCTACCGAAATATCAGAAACGGTTCCTGCAACTTCTGATAATGAAAATGATCAACGATTGATGAATGCTGTCGTAATGACTGCCGATGTATATAATGGTTCTAATACGCAAATAATTGGTCAACGCGCATTCATTACCATTCCAAAGGAGGTATTGAAACAAATTTCGGAAAAAGGCTATGTCAATTTTCTTAATGCCAAAGTAAAGGATAGCGGTTACAATTGGTTTTCTATCATCTGTGATGATGGTACGGGGATTTGTTTCGCCGGTTCTTTTACTGGACTAGGAACATACGGAAAAATCAATAATGAAGGAAGTGTTACTGAAACTATTGGTAACATTTCAGTAACTGAAAATGGATATGAATATGAATCAATCAACTAATTGAAGGTTTTATATGAATATACAAAAACGAATCAAATCTCTCCGCACTGAATCAGGTCTACGCCAGTCTGAGTTGGGAAAAGCTGTAGGAGTTTCTGCCCAGGTAATCTCGAATATTGAGAGAGGCTACACCAAGCCATCCACCGAACTGGTTAATCAGTGTGCAAAATATTTCGGCGTGCCGGCAGATTATCTTCTTGGCCGGACCACTGAAAAATATTCTACAACAGAGCAAAAAGAAGCTCCTGCTCTTTCTGCAAAAATAAAAGACCGGATGGATCAGTTGCAGCTGAACCCGTCCGATCTGATCACTAAATCAGAAATTCCCGAAGATTCCTTTGAGGATATCATGACAGGAACAGTTATCCCAGGGATAGATGTTGCCGGCAGGCTCTCTAAAGCCCTTGATACTTCCATAGATTATTTAGTAGGGAATTCTGAATACAGCTGTGCCATTGCTTCAGAAGACGAACAGGATATCATCCTGCGGTACCGTCAGTTATCCAAGAAGGGAAAACGTATCTTTTTGGGAATGATGGAGAAGATGGAAGAAGAAAAAACAGAATAGTATATTTAACTGGGGAACCGTTGGGGTGTTATGTCAGCCGCCGGACACTTATGTGAAAGGAGGCTGGTGCTGATGGTTACATATGGAGATCTTTTTACCTTTGTAATTATGCTTTGTGCAGTTGTAACTCTTGTTATCAATTTAATGCATAAAAAATAGCGCCCCTGCTCTGGTAAAGTAAGGCGCTATTTTTTAGTTACTACTCTATCCGGCGGTCAGGTGTGCACTGACCAACGGTTCTCTTGTTAAGTACATTATATCTATTCATATACTTTTTGTCAAACAGATATTACATATATTCTAACAAAGGAGCATCCATATGGCACGAAAGAGAACTAATCTAATCGGCAACACTCCGTCTGTACGCGAAACAAAAGTCGCTATATATATTCGAGTTTCTACCATTCATCAGGTAGACAAAGACTCTATCCCCATGCAGAAAAAGGATTTAATTGCATACTGCCAGCTCATCCTCGGAACCGATAATTATGAAATTTTTGAAGATGCAGGGTATTCTGGAAAAAATACAGACAGACCAGCATTTCAGAATATGATGGGGAGAATCCGAAAGGGCGAATTCACTCATGTTCTGGTTTGGAAAATAGACAGGGTATCCAGAAATCTATTGGACTTTGCGGAAATGTATGAGGAGCTGCGTTCGCTACGTGTAACCTTTGTAAGTAAGAACGAACAATTTGATACCTCAACTGCAATCGGAGAAGCCATGTTGAAAATCATATTGGTTTTTGCCGAGCTGGAAAGAAACATGACATCTGAGCGTGTAACAGCAACTATGATATCAAGAGCTAACAGTGGCCAATGGAACGGTGGACGCATTCCTTTTGGATATAGTTATGATCCTAAAGAAAAAGTCTTTTCCATACGTGAAGACGAAGCCTCCATTTGCCGTGAATTAAAAGATCTTTATCTGCTTAATCGGTCACTTGCTTATGTCAGCAGAGCTTTGAACGAAAAAGGATATAAAACACGAGCTGGGGTAAGCTGGTCCCCTCATTCAGTATGGATCATCGCCTCAAGCCCTTTTTATGCAGGAATCTACCGATATAATCGATATAAGGGAGTAGAAAGCAGAACAATCAACCCGGAAGAAGAATGGGTTATGATTCAAAATCACCATCCGGCAATATTTACACTGGAAGAGCATCAAACAATGAGAAGTATTATGAAATCTAACCAACGAAATATGGACAATTTTCCAGGAAGGGTTCATCTTTCTACAAAAACACATATCTTCCAAGGAATTATGTATTGTGATAAATGCGGCAGTAAGATGGTGTCTACTCCTGGCAGACTTCATGTTGATGGATATCGTACTTCAAACTACGGTTGTCCTTTAAGACGCAACACTAAAAAATGTAATAATCCTACTGTAAATGATATCGTCATAGGTGAATTCGTTATCAATTACATTCTGAATATGCTCAACGCCAAGAAAACATTTTCTACAATAAATACGCCAGATGAATTGAACGCTGCTCTTTTATCCGGATCTGTTTTCTCCGAAGTATCTTCTGTTGAAGAAAATGGGCTTAATAGCTTTTTTAATCTCCTGTCAAGATATGGTTCTGACAGATCTTATATTTTTTCAGTCAAGAGCCCACGAAAGAAAAAGGCAGCTGTTGATCCGGAACTTTCAAAACTTAGAAAAGAAAAAGAAAAGCAGGAGCGAGCACTCCAGCGTTTACAGGACCTTTATTTATATTCTGAGACTTCCATGTCGGAAAAAGATTTTATCATTCGGAAAAGTGAAATCTCATCTCATTTAGATAATATCAACAGGCAATTGGGGCTTATGACGCAAGATCAAGCCTCCTTCCTTTCAGATGAAGAATTTATTAAGCAAGCCAGTCATTTACTGATTCAAAAAGAATTAAAAAATAAAAAATATATCTATTTCAAAAAACTGGTCAGCACTGTGGATCCAGATATTTTAAAAGCATATATGGAAACTATTCTCGACTCCATCTACACAGCCGACGGAAAGATTACTGCTATTACATTCAAAAATGGGCTAACTCATAGATTCATATATAAAGACAAGTAA